TGCAAAAGCTCGAGGTGCTGACGAATACCGTCTTCGGCGAAACGTGGAAGCCGGTCGAACAGATCGAGTACGAGCAGTTGAACATGAACTGCGAGATGTATGAGTCGGCCGTGCCGCCGGGCGTGCTCGTGCTGACCGCAGGCGTCGACGTGCAAAAGGACCGGCTCGAATGCGAGGTCGTCGGCTGGGGCCGCGATCACGAATCGTGGTCGATCGATTACAAGGTCTTCGAAGGGCCGACAGGCATCGCGTCCAGCGGACAGCGGCCGGACGGCGAAGACGAAGTCGGCGAGATAAATGTCTGGGACCAGTTGGCTGAGTTTCTGATGACGCCGTTCATCGGCCCGGGCGGGCAGGCGTTTCGCGTGCAGGCGGCGTGCATCGATTCGGGTTATCAAACCACGGTCGTCTATAAATTCTGCAAGGACAATTCGGCAAAGCGATGGTTCGCCGTCAAGGGAATGTCGGACCCGTTCAAGCCGATGATCTCAAAGGCGACGATCACGGGCAGCAATCCAAAGATCAGACTTTTCCCGATCGGCACGAACGCCGCAAAGGACGAAGTGTTTGCCAGCCTGCGTGTCGAGCAACCGGGACCGAGCTATTGCCATTTCCCGTCGACCGAGAAATACGACGAGGCGTATTTTAAGCAGCTTGCCAGCGAGCGAATGGTGACGCACGTCCGCGGCGGCCGCCCGTATCGAGTTTATGAAAAGGTCGGAGCGAATGTCCGCAACGAAGCACTCGACGTCCGCGTCTACGCAACTGCCGCCCGTGCGATCCTTAATCCGAATTACGAAGCGATCGCCCGGCGAAAGCTTCAGCACGGCGAAGCGGTGGAACGTCCCACGGTCCAGGGTGACGAGCCGAATCCAGAACCGCCGACACCGACACCGCCGCGAGGTGAAGTTATCCCGTTCAGACAACGGAGAAAGATCAAGTCGTTAAATGATCCGTTCAGTTAAGAGGAAATTATGAGCATCTGTGTTTGTACAACCTGCAGCAGCAACTGCATCCCGTCGCCGATGAGACAGGGCGAGCACGTCACGTGGGACTGGACGCTTTGCGATTATCCCTCGGCCGACTACGACCTGCAGTTTCGGTTTCGCGGGCCGGGCACCGGCTTCGATATCGACACGGAAGACGACGACGATTCCCCGAATAAATATGTCGCCGAGGAAATCCTCGACGCCGCTCTCGCCGTCGGCACTTGGAAATGGCAGGCGTGGGTTACCGAGATCGCGGACGACGAAAACACGTTCGCGGTCGACGAGGGAACCGTCACCATCGAGACCGGGTTCGTCGAGGACGGCACGGGCGTTTTCGAAACGCGATCACCGGCACAAATCGCCCTCGACACGATCGACGAGGCGTTGCTTGCATTCGCAACCAGCGACGTCACCGAATACGAAGTCTCGACGCCCGCGGGATCGAAACGCGTCAAGCGTTCGGACAAATCGCAGCTGCTCGATCTGCGGAAGCATTACGCGTCGATCGTTTCGATGGAGCGGACACGTGACCGCATCAAAAACGGCGGCTCGCTCATGCGGAGCGTTCCGATAATCGTTAGGGAGTGTTAAGACCATGATCAAACTTTCAGATTACGGGCTGTTCGAAGCAGCCGACAAACCGGCGGTCGAGAAGCGGCGTTTCCAGGCGGCGAAATCCACGAAGCAGAATCGCGACTGGACGGCGTTCCCTGAGGGCACGAATTGGATCCTACGCTGCGACCTGCCTGCGTTGCGTGCCCGTGCCCGCGAAATGGCAAAGAACTCGCCGCACTTTCGCAAATTCCTGATCATGGCGAAGTCGAATATCGTCGGGCACAAAGGCATCCAGCTGCAGTGCGACGCGATGTTCGGCAACGGCAATCCTTACACGACGCTTAACAGCCGTATCGAGGATGCGTTCTGGCTTTGGGGTAAACGCGAGACGTGCACCGAGAGCCGAAAGCTTTCATGGGTCGAGGCCCAGCAGCTCGCGGTCGAAACGCTGATCCGCGACGGCGAATGCGTGATCGAGCACATCCGCGACGCCGACAACGCCTTCGGCTATTCGCTCAAATTCTGGAACGTCGACTGGCTCGACGAAACACACAACGAATTACTGCGAGGCGGTAATCGAGTGATCATGGGCGTCGAGATCGACGGCCGCGATCGTCCGGTCGCGTATTGGCTGACCGAGCCGATAGCGGAAAACTTTTACGGCTACGAAAAGCAGAACCGAAGGCGTCGCCGCCGCGTCGATGCCCGCGACATCACGCACATGTTTCGCGTCACCGAGGACGAATGCCAGGTCCGCGGCATTACGTGGTTTCACGCCTCGCTGCTGCAGGGAAAGGACGTGCACGAATACTCGGGCGGCGTCGTGCAGTCGGCACGCGTCGCGGCCCATACGTTCGGCTTTCTGAAACAGACGGCAGCCGAAGAGGTTTCGTTCGAAGGCGACGATGGAGCGTGCAACCTGCCGCCGATGACGATCGATAAGCAGCCGCTTTCGATAAACCTGCTCGATCCGGGCATGGAGTTTCAGCAATTCCATCCGGAGCAGCCGACGCAAAGCCATGCCGAGTTTATGAACTCGATGCTGCACACGTTGGCCGCCGGCCTGGGCGTCACAGGCTTTTCGCTCGCGGGCGATATGTCCGAGGTCAATTTCTCGTCGGCACGCGTCGGGCTCGGTGAAGAGCGTGAGGTTTGGAAGTCGCTGCAGATGCTGGTTTCCGATACGCTTTGCCGCGACGTCTACCAGCGATGGCTGCTTTCGGCCTGGCTGAAGGGCGGCGTCGAATTCTCGGCCGACTATCTCGATCAGTTGCTCGAGCCGACGTGGCGGCCGCGTGGCTGGTCGTACATCGAACCGGCAAAGGACATCACCGCGGCGATCGACGCCATCGGGAACAACCTGCTCACGTATCGCGAACATTTCGCCGAGCGGGGCATCGACCTCGAAGAATGGCTGCAGGGCAAAAAGAAAGAGATGGAATTGTTTGCGTCGTATGGCATCGAGTACGGCCCGGCGGAAGCTGCACCGGCACCGAAACAGCTCAGCCCGGCACCGCAGCCGGACGATGAAGATCAGCAGCCAAATGCCTCGAATCGCGGCCTTGTGAACGGCCATGCGAGGGTGATCGGATGATATTAAACGACGACAGATTTCGGCGGCCGAAACTCCGCTACGATTCTGAGGCCAATTGGACGGCTGATAATCCGCCCCTGGAGCCGATGCAGCTCGGCATTGTCGTGCTAAATGGCGTGGCTGTCGCGTCGAAGATCGGCCCCGGCAAGTGGAACGACCTGCCGTGGTTTACCAACACGGCCCTCGGCGTCGGCGTTGTCGGTCCGCAAGGTCCGCAGGGCGAGCAGGGGATCCCCGGTCCCACAGGCCCGAAGGGCGACACCGGAAGCAACGGACAGCCCGGAACGGCGGGAGCCACAGGTGCGACGGGTCCAACCGGACCGACAGGCCCGCAAGCGGCAAATATGGCGGTGATCGGGTGATGTAGACACCATATCTTGATGTTTTATACCCCAAAAAAATAACTAATTCGGAAGATTTATAACGTAGAGGCCGGAGCGAAGTTCGCCCGGCCTTTTTATGTCAGAGATCCTGACCCGAGACCAGATCATTCGTAAAGCCACGACCGAGACGCATAAACGCTCGTTCACGATCGAGCGTGCCGACGCCTCGGAGTCGGACGACCGCACGGTCGAGCTCGCGTTTGCGACCGACACGCCCTGCACGCACTTCTCTTACAAGCTCTTCGACTACATCGACATAAAGCTCTCGATGGAACGATCCGCGATGCGGACCGAGCGGCTCACGACCGGGGCAGCACTGCTCGCCGACCATGATCCGGTCGACCAGATCGGGGTCGTCGAAAGTTTTTCGGTCGACACCGCAGACGGCAAGGCCCGTGCGAAGGTCCGCTTTTCGAAGTCGACCCGCGGCCAGGAGATCTATCAGGACGTGCTCGACGGCATCCGCAGAAACGTGAGCGTCGGGTTTTCGATCCACAAGCTCGTGCTCGAGGAAGAGAACGACGAAGGCAACGATCTTTACAGTGCGACGGACTGGGAACCCTTCGAACTGTCGATAGTTTCGATCCCCGCCGACATAAAAGCCGGCGTAGGCAGAAATGCCGAATTCATTAAACCAGCACAGCCGGAGTTAAAAAACATGAACACAGAAACGCAAGAGCAGCCGGGAACTCCGGCAGTCGATAATCCTGCAATCGTCACCCGTGCAGCCGAAGAGGCGAAGACGGTCGCGGACGTAAACAATCAAATCAAATTCGGAGCCACGTTCGGCTTTGAAAAAGAAGTGCGGGATGCGGCCCTGGCCAATCCCGATTTCACGATGGCCGATGCCCGCATGCTCGTCCAGCAGTTAAAAGGCAAAGCCGACGTGATCGCAGAACGCGTGTCGCCGGTCCGGCCGATCACGACCGACGCACGATCGCTCGGCGGTGCGTTCATCTCGTCGCCGGAATATCAAAACGTCAAACCCGGCGGGCGTCAGAAACGAACGATCACCTTAGAGACGAACATCCTGCCGACCGATCTGGCCAAGCGTGCGACGTACAGCGGCTCGGGCGACAGCCTGACCGGTTACGACCGCGTGCCCGGCGTCGTCGAGCTCGGACAGCAGCAGCCAATGGTTGCCGACCTGTTCATGCAGGCACAGACCTCGTCGCCGACCGTCCGATTCATGCGGGAAGTGACTTATACGAACGCGGCAGACTGGACGACCGAAGGCGACGAAAAGCCCGAGGCTTCATTCGATCTCGAAGAGGTCGACGTGTCGGTCCGCAAAGCGGCGATCTGGTCGAAGGTGACGGACGAAACGCTCGAGGACTTCAGCGACATCCGCCCGTATATCGACCAGCGTCTCGCGTTCATGCTCCGCACAAAGATCGATTCGGATCTTTTGAACGGCAGCGGCACGGCACCTGCGATCGCGGGATTGCTCGGCACGTCAGGCATCCAGACGGCGGAAATGGCAAGCAACACGGCGGTCAAGCTCGCCGAGGCGATCATGAATGCGATCACGTTGGTCCGCACGGTCGGTTTCTTTGAGCCCGATGCGGTCGTGATGCACCCGAACGATTACCAGAAACTCCGCCTCGCGACCGACGGCAACACGCAGTATTACGGCGGCGGTTTCTTCCAAGGCCAGTACGGCAACGGATACAACGATCCCGGCAGCATCTGGGGCCTTCGCATCGTGCAGACGACAGCGATCGCCGAGATCGATCTCGCGACGCCAGCAGCTGGGAACAAAGGCCCGATCGTCGGTGCGTTCAAACTCGGCGGTGCCGTGTATTACCGAAACGGCGTTTCGATCGAAGCAACGAACACCGACCAGGACGACTTCATTATGAACCTGACGACCATCCGGGCCGAGCAGAGGCTTGCCCTGGCGGTCTATCGTCCGAAAGCATTCTGCCGGATCATCAATGCGGCGTAATTCAAGGAAGGGGGAAGATTCGATCATGATTCCGAATAAGGACCAGTACGTGGATAAAGACGACAAGCTCACCGACGACCCGGCGAAGTTCGCCGCACAGGTCGCGGTCGCTGGAGTCTATCTGGATGACCGCGTCGCCAAACGCTACGGCATCGGCGACGTGCTCGTCTCGGTCAATGAACCGGGTGCCGTTCGTAACGTGATCGGTGCCGGGCCTGAACCTGCAGAAAAAGAAACCGAGCCGGAACCGAAACCTCTGAGCATTCAAACAGAGGCGGACGCAAAGGCCGCGGAGCCGAAAGCCGAAAAGCCAAAAGCCGAACCGGCGAAGAAAGCCGAAGCTAAAAAAGGAGCAAAAAAGAAATGAGCAAGTACGTTAAACAATGGACACCCGGCACGACATCGATCGCCACGACCAGCACGACCGACGAATATTTAATGGCCGCGAAAACGGGCAAGATCGCCGGGGCTGTTTTCAGTTCGCTGGCGGCCCTCGCTGCTCATGATTCGAATTACGTCACATTCTCGATCACGAACCTCGGCCAAGCCGGTGCCGGTACGGCGGCGATACTTGCGGCAACGGCCGCGAATACGACCAAAGTTACAGGCGGAACGGCATTAGCCGCGAGCACTAAACGCACGCTCACGCTGTCGAGCACTGTAGCCGATCTGGCAGTCGTCGAAGGCGACATCCTTCTCGTTCGCTTCACCGCCACTGGAACATTGGCTGGAGCCGTGACGCGTCCGATCGTACAGATCTCGATCAAGACGGCCCAGAGGTAACTTGTGTGCCGATCGGTGATGGCGATCTAGAACTGATCTTTGAAAGCGGCGATTTCGATACGACCGCCACGTTTACGATAAACACGACCGGGCCGGTGACGATTGCCGTCAAAGGCTGGTTCACCGGGGCAAGTGAGCAGACGAACCTGCTCACGAACGAGATCGAGGCCGTGCTGGCAACGTTCGACTGCGAATCAACGGAGCTCGAGCAGGCCAGCCATGTCGTTAAAAAAGGCATGAACGTCTCGATCAATAGCACGACGTACAACGTCGAGCGGATCCAGAAGCTCGGCACCGGAGTCTCAACGGTTCACCTTAGATCGTAATGGCTGATTCGACCGAACAAAAGATCGTCGCAAGGGCAGTTGCGGTGCTGGCCGCGATCAACGGCTCGGGCAGTTATCAAACGACGCTCGGCACGACGTTCGTCAACGGCACTTCGGGGCAAAGCCTGGCGGACTCGCGACCGAACTGGCAGCAGGAAGAGCTTCCCGCGATCAGTATTTTTCAAGGCCAGGTCACGGTCGAAGATCGCGACGACGAGAATCAAAAGGTCCTTCGAAAACTGCCTCTCTTCTTTCGCGGATCTCTCGAACGCGGGACCGATTCGCAGACCGCCCGGAAGTTCATCAGCGACATCATGCGGGCGATGAGGGCGGCAGGCTACACATGGACGGTCGCAGGCGTAAACCTGGCACATCACACCGACGAAGGAACGCACGCGATCGAATACGCCGAGGGCACATACGAGATAACCGGCGTCGAGGTGCAGATCGATATCTATTACATCGCTTCGAAATTCGACATGGAAGCATAAAAAATATGGACAACGTAACAGTAGACAGCTTAAAGAAAATTCACGGCGACAAGGCCGAGAGCGTATTTCGTGAGATCGCGGACCGCGGCGGATTCGGTGCCGTGCAGACCGATTATGTCGGCGGCCTCGACGTCCGCGGCGTCATCGACCCGAATAACAAAGCTTTGAGCGAGGCCCAGAAAAACAAGATCGCCGAGCTTGCCGGCATGACGAAAAAAGACCGTGATCGCATCGAAGCGGGCGAAACGACCGGCACCAAATAAACAACAGGAGATAAATTAAATGGCTGGCACAGCTTATTCTTGGAAAACAACTAACGTCGCCCAAAACTACGGGTGGCTCTGGCGTGGCTGTGCTATTCCCGGTGCAGGTGCCCGGCCAACGCTTCACACCGACGGCTCGCCCGATGCGACCGCGAATCCGTCCGCCCTGCACATGGGTGCGACAAAGGCCGGATCGAAGCTGATGATCAAATCGTCGCTGATCAATTATGACGTCGACGAATTTCGGGCCCACATTATCTCAGGCGTCGACACGGTTCAGATGGGAATCTCGGCGGAGCTTGTCGGCGTCACCGACGAACTGCTGCTCGCGTACCTTTTGCCGGGCGTCGGCACGCGTGCGACCGCCAGCGGTTACGACTATGTAACCGTCGGCACAAAGGCGATCGCCTACGACTGCGTGCTGCTCACCTTCCCGCTGATCGAGGACACGACAAAATTCGGCTGGTTCCAGCTTTACAGTGCGATCAACGACTCAGGCGTCGAGTGGGCACAGGCCCGCAAGGAACTCGGATTCATGCCCGTGTCATTCGTCGGCTACGAAGTGACGTCGCGGGCCACGGCCGACACGCTCGGACAGGTCGGAAAACAGATAGCGTAATTATGGCTTCAGCACGAATGGAAACCGCGGCGGAGAAATACCGCCGCCAGAAAAAAGAGCAGCAGATGCTGCACGACGTGCAGTGCACCTGCGGCTTTACGTTCAAATGCCGACGGGCGTCGAAGCAGTTTTGGGTCGCGTCCGGCATGATGCCGACGCACATGATCGAGCTGATGGTCCGGCTCGCAAAGGCCGCCCAGAACGGAACGACCAAAGAGATCGAAGAGACGCTCGAACCGGCCGAGGCCGCGAACCTTTCCGTCTTCTCGAACCATGTCGTGCTTTACACGGCCGTCGATCCGGAGATCGTCGAGACGCCGTCCGAGCCGAACCAGATCGCTCAAAAGGAGCTTGACGATTGCTGCTATCTAACGATACGCGATTGGCAGATGAAAGGGGGTGACGAAGCCGCAGGGCTTGCGACCTTTCCTAACAAATGACAACAAGATGCTCTGGCTTGCCCTCATGACCCGCGACACGGGCATCCCGGCAAGTAGGCATTTAGGAATAAAGGACGAGGTTATTGCGTGGGATTTTGATCTTGCAATTAGCTATCGTCTTTTTCTTTTACGGCAAGAGGAAGAGAAGTCGATGGCGAAACGCATCGCCTACGAATGCAGCCGGATGATGTTCGGCAGCAACGACGAAGATCTGGACGATTCGGTCCTGACAAGTGAGTTTATTTCGAGTGATCGTTACGCGAATAAGAATACGCAGCTGATGTAAACAATGCCTGATTTTTCCCTGAAATACATCATCGACGCCGACGGCAAGAAAGCCCGCTCGGAGCTCGACAGCGTCGACAGAAAGATCGCAAAGCTCGGCGGCACGATCAGCGAGACCTCAGGCCTGAGCGTGTCGCAGTTGAACGCCATCGCGATCGGCATCGGAGCCATCGCCGGTGCTGCCGTTACCGCTACCGCTGCACTTTTCAGTCTGACCAAACAGGCTGCCGAATACGGCTCGACGATATTCGACGCGAGCGAAAAGACGGGGCTGCACGCCGAGTCGCTTTCGGCGATGGATTACGCCGCCAAGCAAAGCGACGCGTCGATGGAGCAGATCACGTCGGCGATCGCGAAATTCGCGAAGACGGTCGGAGCCGCCGGCGAAGGTTCCAAAGAAGCCGCGGCGTCGATGAAGTCGCTGGGCATCGATCCGCAGGACGCACTGAACGACCTGGACGGTGCACTCGCCAAAGTTTTCAAACGCATCGCCGACGCGAAGCCCGGCATCGAGCAGATCACGCTCGCCCAGAAAGCTTTCGGCAAATCGGGTGCCGAGCTGCTGCCGTTCATCAAGTCGTTCGATGGCGACCTGAATAAGCTTATCCGGACCGCAAAGGATCTCGGCGTCACGATAAACGACGACGCGGCCCGTGCTGCCGATGAATTCGGCGACACTCTCGACATGTTGAGCTCCCAGCTCGACGGCATCACTCGCACGATCGGCCAGGCGTTCATGCCCGTCTTTCTGGACATGGCGAAGGCGACGAGCAAATGGGCGAAGGAAAACAAAGGCGAGATCAAGTCGTGGGCCGACACGGCCGCGAACATGCTTCGCGGTGCGATCGCCTATTGGAACGAATTAAATGCCGCGATCTCAAGATATAACTCTCTCTTCGGCCTTGCGGGACAGGTCGGCCTCGGCAATATCAATCCGTTCGGCGGCGTCGGAGCCCTGCTCGCGAACAAAGGGGCACAGATCGCCAACGCAAACAAAGTGCCCGACGCCATCGACTACAGCCGGCCCGGCGACTTCAAAAAGAAAAGCAAATTCGATACGACGCCGGACGAACAGGCCGCGAAGGATGCCGCAAGGGAAGCCGAGCAGCGTCGACGCGAGGCCGAAGCTCTAGCGAAACGCGACCTCAACGCGGCGATCAGTCTCGAATCGAAAAACCTCGACACGATCCAGGATCAAATGAACAAAACATTTGACCGGATCGAAAAGACGTTCAAAGACAACGGCATTGTCGGCTTTATGCTCGCCGATTCGAAGGCCGAGGTCGAGATCTACAAGCGGGCCATCCAGACCAGCATCGAGTTTCTCGAGCAACTGGAAAACCGCAGCCGCTCGGCGATGACCGAGAATGAGCAGGCACTGCTTTCGGCGACCCAACTCGAACGCCGCGAGAAAGCAAATTACGAGGTAAACAAACGGCTCCGAGACCTGAAAGCCGAGGGACTGAAGCAGGAAGAGGAAAGCTACCAGCGGCAGGGCGAAGAGCTGGTCAAGATAAACGAGCAAGAGCACGACCGTCTCGAGCTGCTGAAAAAACAGAACGAAGCACGCGACGAATCGATCAAGTCGATCTTCGGCCAGGGCCAGTTGAATCCAGACAATGCCGCGGCGGTCCCGATCTCGGGCACCGAATCGTTTCTGGGTGCGTTACTGAGCGGCAATTTGACGCTCGAGATGGACAAGTTCACGACGTCGGCCGACTACCTCAAAGGCTCGCTGTCGACGCTCGGCAACATCGCGAACGACGCCTTCGGTGCGTTGGCGAACGGCGTCGGGCAAATGGTCGAGGCTTGGGTTTTAGGCCCGGACGCGATGAAAAAGATGGTCGCGTCGGTGCTTGCCGGCGTGGCGGCACAGTCTGCCGTGCTCGCCATCTTCGAGCTTGCAAAAGGATTCGCCGCACTGTTTTTCAATCCGGCCGAGGCGGCGGCACATTTCAAGGCGGCCGCATTATTCGGCGTGACGGCGGTGATCGCCGGGGCCGCAGGTCGCGGCATCGCGGGGAATTCATTCAGCGGCGGATCTCGCGGGCCGGCGGGATCGTCGAGCGGCTCGGGCAGTTCGTCCGGTTCGTCCTCGGCGATCTCGCGGACAAGTGCGAACGCGTTCGATTCGCGGCGAGATAGTCCGTTGGTCGAGCTCGGCCGAGGCATCCTGGAATTTAA